TACCCTGTATCCAAACTGCCAACGGATCCTGCTGGGCAGCTGCAAACTATCCAAGAATACATTCAGGCCGGATTCATCAGCCCCCGTGCTGGCCGTAGACTTCTCGACTTCCCAGACCTTGAGAGGGCCGAAGACTTATCGAACGCTCCCGACGAATGGTTGCATAAAGTCATCGAAGCCATGGTCGACGATGGCAAAGTGTACCATCCTGAACCGGATGATGACCTAGGCTTAGCCCGTGAAATGGCACTGCAGTACCTAGCCTTTGCTAAGACGAATGGAGCTCCCGAGGAGAATCTGCAGCTGCTTAGGGACTTTATCAGCGAAGTTGATCAGTTAATGCAAATGGCTGAAGACGCGATAGCTATGCAACAAGCAATGGCTCAGCAACCGGCCATGTTACCGCAAGCTGCACCAATGCCAGCCCCCGTTAGTGAGTTAGTGCCCAATGTACCAGCGGCATGAAAGGAATATTGAATGAGTGAAGTAGTAGCAGCACCAGTAGCAGCAGAAGTACCAGCAGGTGCCCCCATCGAAGGGGAAGCACCAGTGCAGGAAGCGGCAACCGAGCCTAAAGTGGGCGAGGGAGCAAACCGCTTTGCCTTTCTGGCTAAAAAAGAGCAGGCCATTGTCAGGCAGCGCCAAGAATTGAAGGCCCAGATTGAAGCACTGAATGCTCAAAAATCTGAGCTAGATAAGATGCGCGCTGAAATTGACGAGGTTAAGTCTCGTCGTTCCGGCTACAAAACTAATCCCCTCAGTGCCCTAGAAGATGCAGGCCTAAGCTACAAAGAGCTCACCGACTACATCCTTAATAATCAGCAGCTAAGCCCAGAACAGAAGATGAAGGCCCTCGAGGAAAAGTTTGAGAGCAAGATCGAGGCCCTTGAGCGGCAGCGCCATGAGGAACGCGAAGCTGCCCAAAGACGTGAAGAAGAAGAACAGGCAAAGCGCGAGCATCAGGTAATTCAGGAATTCAAAAGCGAAATTGCCAGCTATATCACTACTCACAAAGATACCTATGAACTCACTAACTTGTATGATTCATCCGATTTAGTGTACGATACTGTCGATGCTTACTATGAGAAATCAGGTAAGGTTCTTAGTATTCCGGAAGCATGCGATCTAGTTGAAAAGTATCTCGAATCGCAAGTTGAGAAGTCGCTCCAGACTAAGAAACTATCAGCCAGACTTCCCAAAGCACCAGAGCCTACTGCAGACAGGCCAGCCCCAGAATCCTCCGCGCCGAGACGCAGCCTTAATAATCAAACGTATACTAGTAGCACTCCCAGCGTAGTCAGTCCCAAAGTGGAGAATGACCGCATGGCTAGGGCACTTGCTGCATTAGATCTATAACTAATAATATTCAGGAGTTAAAAAAATGGCTCAGTATTTAAACCTTACATCTATGAACGCGGCTCTAAAAGAGCTCTACGATGGCCAGGTAGTCGAGAACCTCGTCTACGCTGACAATCCTTTCCTTGCCCTCGTCCCTAAAAAGACTGACTTTGGCGGCAAGTACAAGCCAGTGCCGATTATCACTGGTGTTTCCCAAGGCCGCTCGGCCACGTTTGCTGATGCGCAAACCAACCAAACTGCAGTTTCCATTCAGTCATTCTTGCTGACCCGCGTCAGTGACTACTCCATCGCTACTATCGATAACCAAACCATGCTTGCTTCCCGCACCGACAAAATGTCGTTCCTCGAAGGTGCAAAACTTGTAGTTGATGGCGCTTTCCGCTCCATCACTAACTCGCTGAGCTCGGCTCTTTTCCGCTCGGGCACTGGTTCTATCGGTGCAATCGGTTCGATCTCCTCCGGTGTGATCACTCTGAGCAACGCTAATGACGTTGTTCAGTTCGAGGTTAACCAGACCTTGCAAGCTAACGCTACTGATGGCGGCACGCCACGCGCTGCCCTGGGTTACGTTATCGCTGTTAACCGTAGCGCTGGCACCGTGACCGTGTCCGCCACCGGTATCGGTGGGGCCGCTGGTTCGCCAACGGGCTGGGCAGCAGCAGACTTCCTACTAGTCCAAGGTGACGTTAACGCTAAAGTAAAAGGTCTCGCAGCTTGGCTTCCAAGCACTGCACCTACCACTGGTGACAGTTTCTTCGGTGTTGACCGTAGCCAAGACGTAACTCGTCTTGCCGGTATCCGCTATGACGGATCCGCTCAATCCATCGAAGAATCTTTGATCGATTCTTCTAGCTTGCTCGCACGAGAAGGCGGCAAACCGGACGTTTGCATCACTAACTTTGCAACCTACGCTGCTCTCGAGAAGTCGCTTGGTTCTAAAGTTCAGTACGTTGACATGAAAGGCCCGGCTGAGATTGCATTCCGCGGTATCATGGTCAATGGCGCTAACAGCATGATCAAAGTTTTCCCGGATCGTAACTGCCAGCCCAACAAAGGCTACTTGCTGCAAATGAACACTTGGACACTGAACAGCCTTGGCGATGCTCCGCAAATCCTCCGTTACGGTGACGGTTTGGAAATGCTCCGGGTTTCCAACGCTGATGCAGGAGAAGTCAGGATCGGCTACTACGCTAACTTGGCTACCAACGCACCAGGCTGGAACGCTAACGTTACCTTCAGCGTCTAATTAATTGCCGAGGCCGAGGTCTGCCATAGTGCGGCCTTGGCCTTTTTTAAAAGGGAAAAAATCATGGCTAATAGGTTTTTCCAGCAATTCTTTTTTGGTCTAAACCACTATCCGGTTTGGATTGAAGGAAGTGCTGCAATTGGTGCATCGGGGGCTACCAGTGCCCTTAAGGGATCGGGCGTTTCGTCCCTTACCCGTAAGGCAGCTGGTGTTTATGAACTAAAACTCGAGGATAACTACAATCGTTTCCTCGGATTCAGCGCTGTACTTGCTGGCCCGGTAACTGGCTCGGCAGTAGCAGGCGGCTCTTTTGTTGCTGGCACTCTTTACGTTATTCAGTCGCTCGGTACGACTACACAGGCTCAGTGGATTACCGCTGGTGTACCTGCAGGCGTCACTGCAGCTGTTGGCGTAGCCTTTGTGGCAGCTGGTGTCGGTGCTGGTACTGGTACCGTTAAGGCTGTTGGCGCTTCGGGTGTTTACGCTGTGGAAGTAGTAGGCGATCCGCAAACTGCAGTAGGCCCATCGACTGCAGGTGCAGTGCTTTACTTCAAATGTTTGGACGCTTCGGGTGCGGCAGCGGATCCGGCTAGCGGCTCAACTCTTTACTTTGAAGTTAAGTACCGTAACAGCACGGTTAAGGGTAAAGGGGAATAAGCATGATTATTCCTGACAAAAAGAAAGCAGCGACAATCATCATCAGCCAAATGCACGGCTACCCTAAGGAAGAAGAATCCGAAGAGGGTGGGAGTGACGAGGCTGAATGCGAAGCACTTGGCAAAGAGCTCCTATCGGCGCTTTCTGCTAAGGACGGCATGGCAGCGTATGACGCTATCAAGGCCATATTCCTAAAGGTGGACGCTGAGCCACACGAGGAATACGAAGAAGAAGAAGAAGGCTACTAAGTTTCCAGAGAGGTCTAAGGGTTGACGGGTGGGGTTGATTTAATTAGCCCCGCCCTTTTTTTAAAAAGGTGATTCATGGCTACTACCATGACGCTACTAGAACTAAGAACGGCAACGCGGCAGCGGGCAGACATGGTTAATAGCCAATTTGTTACCGATGCCGAGCTCAATAGCTACATCAACCAAAGCTATTTTGAACTGTATGACCTGCTAGTCAGCAAGTTTGGCGATAACTACTATGTTTCCCCACCGTTTACAATCACAACGGACGGGACTAACTACCAGTATGCGCTGCCGACTAATCCGCCCATGTATAAGCTTTTAGGCGTAGACCTGCAGCTATCTAACTCGGCTGATAGCTGGGTGACGATTAGGCCTTTTGAGTTTATCGACCGTAACCGCTATGCGGTGCCAAACTTCCAGTCGTTCTACGGTCTGACTAACCTTAGGTACCGCCTTAATGGCGATTACATTTGGTTTACGCCTATCCCAACCTCAGGCCAGACTATTCGCCTATGGTACATCCCGCGCATGACGACACTTGCTTCCGATGTCGCAACGGCTGATGGCATCAGCGGGTGGACAGAGTACATAATCACCGATGCAGCTATGAAGTGTATGCAAAAAGAGGAATCAGACGTTTCAGTTCTGATGGCTCAAAAACAAATGCTGATTCAGCGCATTGAAGCCATGGCCGAAGGCCGTGATGCAGGTA